CCTCGGATGTTATCTTTCCATTCCATCCTGTTAACACCAAGATCTTTGGCAGTAGTAGCCATCAACTGCATAGGACCATAGGCACGATCACCAGTTTTAGTCTTTGGTCCAATAGCATTGAAAGCACCACCAGACTCTGTATCTACTACGCCTTGCACTAAAGAAAGAGGAACACCTTGACGCTCTGCCTCTTGAGCAGCAAAAGCAAAGATTTCGTCTTTAGTCGCCATTATTGACCTATGCGATAGATTGAACCATCAGGACGTTTAATTAAAAACTCACCTGATTTTTTACCAGTACCGAATGTAAATCCTGCGGGAAGCACAGGCTTTCCTTGAGCGCCACCTTGATTCCAAGCATTAACTTGTTCAGTAAGGAACTGGTTGAATTTTGGATGACTAAAAACTGGTTTATTGTCAGGAGAACTTTGCCATGCTGTATTTATCTTGCCAGGATCACCTCTATAGGCTTCAACAAACTGATTCTTAGCAACGTCTTTATCAGCAAGTGCAACTTCAAAGGCGGCAGCCATTCTTGTTGAAGAAGCAGGATCTGTTATAGATGCGTAGCTTTTCTCAATCGTTGTAGCGTCTAAGTTACTGGCAGCACCTTTTTGCATTGCAGTCTTTTCTAGCTGTGCTGTCTTAATCATCTGAGTCATGCGGGTTACATCAGTAATGTCCTGCTCAAATAGTTTTCCAACACCTGGGATTGCATTCATATAACTGTAAACACCTGCCTGCAAACCAGTTAATTTATTGTTGTTAACTTGTGTTGCAAGGTCATACAGTTGTTCAGCAGCAATCTTACGTCCACTAGCGCTATTTGCAGACTCTAAGCTGTTCTTAGAAAAATCTAAGAATCGAGCATTGGTTGCGGCATCTAGTGTTTGTTGCGCTGGAGAAGCTTTAGCTACTGCGCCAATAGCAGCGCCACCAGTTGGTGCTACAGGCTGACCTGCGGTTGGACGCTGAGTAAGCAATGCAGATCTAGGAACAAAATATTCTGTTCCATCTGCACCTACAACTCTTTCTACTTGAGCACCTGCTTGAGCAATAGCTTTAGCACTTTCAATTGCGCCAACTGCTTCTGTAGCGCCAGGTATTGCCATCTGCTGAATTGCACCAGTAGGTCCAACTCCAAGCATAGTGTTAGGAGAAACTTCTGGAGCCTTAGTCATCAACTGAGACATCATGTAGTTCTGCACAGGATTAGCCGCATACTGTCCTGTAGCAAGATTTAGTTGTTGTTGAATACCATCTTTTGAAGTTGGGACTGAGCCAACAACATTTCCACTTGCATCAACACGAAGATCGCCTACAAACTTAGGCTGCATAGCAGTTAAGGTTTCACGAATCTGTGGTTGTGCAGGGTTTCCTACCAAACGTAATGACTCAGTTAATGCTTTCTGATAGTCAATGGGTTGATTAATTAACTGTGGCTCTACTCGGCCTGATGGTGCGCCTAGCTTATTTGCTAAAGCGTATGGGCTAGATAAATCTGGTTCTCTACCCAAAGTGGCATTTAGTGCTTTTCTAGTTGCTTGTGCTTCAGTAGGAGCAAATCTACTTGTAAAACCTGCAAGTTCATCTTGCTGACGTTGAGCAATTTGAGAATCACGAATCATCTTCTGCATATTCAAAGCAGTAGCAGGGATGTCCGAGGCTGACTTAAACCCAACACCAGGATCACCACTCAACAAACTACCAATCAAAAATTGCTGAGTAGCCTGTTTTTGCATTGCTTGTTTTTCAGCATCAGACAAGCCCGTCAATGCGGCATCAGATAACAACCCAAGATTAAACATATAAATTCCTTATCTGAATAGACCAAACAAACCTTGGCCTGATGAAGAACTCTGTTGCATACCAGAACCACCAGCAACATTAATACCCATTGCTTGATTGAGAATCTGCTGTTGCTCCAAAGGAAGATTGCGAATTGCATCCAACTGTTGTTGAGTGAATCCTTGTTGCAACAACCCTTGGTCACGCATTTGATTGGCTTGAGCAAAGCCAAGGTTTTGCAAGTTAGTGGCAGCACTAGCAAGTTGATTTGCAGCTACTGTTCTTTGCTGATTGGCTTGTAATCCTGCACCTTGATTTGCCAAATTAGATTGCAAGAAGTTTTGTGCATTAGCCAAAGCAATTTGATTTTGAGCAGCTTGGTTTGCAAGGTTAGCTTGTTGTTGGTTTTGCGTATTAAGCTGACCAACATTAAAGTCATAACCTTGATTAGCTAGATTGGCTCTTAACATTGCCTCTTGATTAGCTTGTGATGCAGTCAAACCAGTTGCTTGATTAGCACGAGCCGCTTCCAAGGCCGCTTGCTGATTAGCCAAACCAAACTGACCAGCTAATTGCAAGGACTGCTGAGTTGTCGCTAAGTCTTGAGCTTGGTTAAGTTGTTGTGACTGCATCTGACGAGCCAAATCTGCTTCAGAAGCACGTTGCGCTGCTTCATAAGCTTGAGCATTTTGTTGAGCAATTAATCGAGCCGCATTCTCTCCAAACGCACGATTAGTTTCTGCTTCTGCAACACCTTGTCGTGATCCACCAAAGGCTTTAGCCGCAGTAGCTTGAGCCGCAGTCTGTTGTTGTTGCAATTGGCGTGAACGCTCTAAATCTTGCAAGCTTTGATCTGTGACAGCCCTAGTAAATGGATTCATGTATTGTTCAATGTTCTGATTCAAGAATGAACCAGCACTAATATCACGAATATTTGCACGAGCTTCTGGCGCAATTTGCCTTAATGCTTCTGAGGCAACATTAGCACCAGAAACACGATCTGCCGCAATGCGCTCTGCAGCAAGACGTTCTGCAGCAACATCACGAACTGCACCACGCCCCAACTGAGCCGCTGGAGACAAAGCGGCTTGCACATCACGAGATGCTACTTGTTGTGGCTGATATGCGGCTTGTTGTCTTAGTAAATTAGCCGCTTCACCAGCATACAAAGTTGGTGCGCTTAGTGGACTAGCGTACAGTCTATTTAAATTAAAAGCTTGTTGTTGGTCAGCATTAAACCCTGCAAATTGACGAGGTCCTAAGTTAGACGCTACATTTTCTGCGCTTTGATAATTTTTTAAATATAGATCACGCAGTGCAGGATCTAATTGCGATGAACTTTCGCTTGAGCCGCCTAGAGACATATTATTCCCCTTGTATCCATTTAATTGCATCATCATGTGACGTAAAATAACGCCACATTTCCGTACTAGTTTCTCTCATTGCTTCTTGTCCTCTAAGCAATAAGACTATCATTGGTGCTATTTGTAATGAAATAATACGCAATGTGAGCGCATAGGCTCTGTCATTAGTATTACCATTTTCAAGTTCTACAGAGTCTTGCCAAGCATTTATACTCTGGATCACTAAAGGCATTAAAAATGACCTATTAGCGTTAAAGAACTCATTTGTAGGTAGCGTCACCAAAGCGTTCCAAAAGACAGCATCTATCTCTTTACGACTAGGCTCTTTATCTTTATCTACTAAGTCATCCCATAACTCAGCAATACTTGATAAAGCCACTAAAAAGTCTACAGCACTTTGGTTGCCACCAAACCATTCTAACAGTTTGGCATTTCTTATCTCACGCCATTCGTTAGTATCATGTTCTATCATAATATTTATACAAGAAAATAGCTAGTTTTACCGAAAACTGCCAAGTTTCCCATCAAATCTAATAGTTCCAAGACGCCAATCAGATAGGGTATTTCCTTCTATTTTGACTGCAATTTGCCTACCAGTAATTCTCAGAGAAGTAGGATTAACCATTGTGTATGGTCCATAACTATATTCTGTGCTTGTTGGATAGAACTTGGTACTAAATCTAGCCTTAACATCACCTAAGTTCTTTTCATCAGGAACTAATCCTGTCAAACTAATTGTTCTGTCTCCATTACCTATCTCTATTGGTCCTGACTCAGCAAATAATGTCTGACCATCATAGTCAAAGCCAACTTCATGCTCATAAACATATCCGTCTGTAGAAACCATAAGTGGATTATTGAAGATGCCACGATCTGTACCGCAAGTACGAGCTAATGTGCCAATAGCCCAATGATTCTCACGATAATTGTAGGAAACGTAAGAATCTATTTCATTAGATGCAGAACTTGGATAAAACCACCAAATTTCTCCAAATGTAGAGTTGTGAACACAATATACTTTTGATTGCTGTGTAGCATTCATATTACTGAACACGTAATCAGCCACATCTGATGTTAATGGCTTTACAAAACCATCATATATCCAGAATCCTGACCCAGACATCCAAATACAGGCATTATCAATAGTTGCTACTGCTTGCTTAGAAATAACACCACAACCCGTCCCTACACGTTCAAAACTATAGATAAATGGAGGACCAATGTATGTGGCAGTATGCACATCAACATCAGTAAACAAGATAGTAGCGCCTCGAATGCGTTTAGCGCATTGCAAAGAGCCAACTGTAGTTAACTCAAAGTCTCCAGCTTGGTTGGTGGCAGCAGGAGTCCATACAGTATTGTTTTCTTGGTCACACCATTGAACTTTACGAGGATTCCCACCTGCTCCTAATGCAAACAAGAATCGTTCTTGAGTGACAATCAAACCAGTACAGCTAGTTGGTGCGTTAGTAATGGCAGCCGCATCATTTGCGTTATTTAATTGCCATTCAAGCAACTTACCATCTTTCGATGAACAGGCCACCA